ACCCGCTTCGGCGGGTTTTTTTATGGTGAGAATATGAAAGAAGTAATGACAACAATTCAGCTCGGCGGAGTGTTAGGAAAGACCTTCGGTAGAACCCATCAAAGACTGATAGCGCGAACTGGTGAAGCTGCTATTGCTTTAAGTAAAACATTGCCCGGTTTCGAAAGCTTCATGATCAGCAGTAAACGTCGCGGATTAACTTTCGCGGTATTCAAAGGGAAAAAAAATATTGCAGCAGATGAGATGGGTTTTCCCTCTGAAGGCGATGTAGTAAGGATTATGCCTGTAATTATCGGTAGTAAACGCGCTGGTCTTTTTCAGACGATATTAGGAGCAGTTTTGATAGCTGCTGCTGTCTTTGTTTCTGGCGGAGTTGGCGCTGCGTTCGCTGCTGGTGGATTAACTGGGTTTGCTGCAGCAACTGGCGCCTCGTTGGTCCTCGGTGGGGTTATTCAGCTTCTTTCACCACAGCCATCAGGCATAGCCAGCAAACAAAGTGCAGATAACCGCGCATCCTACGCATTCGGTGGTGTAACAAACACCGCGGCGCAAGGCTACCCGGTACCGCTCCTTTATGGTCGCCGGCGGATAGGCGGAGCGATTATTTCTGCCGGAATTTATGTCGAAGATCAGCAGTAGATAACTAACCTTTTTTCTGGCCACCTTCGGGTGGCTTTTTTTATGGGCGCAATATGGCTACAGATAAAGTGTTAAAGGGCCGCAAGGGCGGCAGCTCAAGTTCCCGAACCCCTACCGAACAGCCTGATGATCTGCAATCTGTAGCGAAGGCAAAAATCCTCGTTGCGCTTGGGGAAGGGGAGTTTGCAGGGCAGCTAACCGGCAAAGATATCTACCTGGACGGAACAGCCCTGGAGAATGCTGACGGCTCCCAAAACTTCAGCGGCGTGACGTGGGAGTTTCGCGCTGGAACGCAGGCGCAAAAATATATTCAGGGTATTCCCGGTACCGAAAACGAAATCAGCGTGGGAACTGAGGTATCAAGCGCTACAGCCTGGACGCGCACGTTTACCAATACGCAGCTTTCAGCAGTTCGCCTGCGCCTGAAATGGCCCTCGCTTTTCAAACAGGAGGACGACGGCGATCTGGTGGGTTACTCGGTCAATTATGCGATTGACCTGCAGACGGACGGCGGGACATGGCAGACAGTCCTCAATACCAGTGTGACCGGGAAAACGACCTCAGGTTATGAACGTAGCCACCGTATTGATTTACCTCAGGCGGGCAGCACCTGGACAATCAGACTACGCAAAATTACCGCTGACGCCAACAGCGCGAAAATCGGCGACACGATGACGCTACAGAGCTTCACTGAGGTGATTGATGCGAAATTGCGATATCCGAATACCGCGCTGCTCTACATTGAATTCGACTCCAGCCAGTTTAATGGCTCTATACCTCAGATCTCCTGTGAGCCTCGTGGCCGCGTTATTCGGGTTCCTGATACTTACGACCCGGAAACCCGCTCTTACAGCGGGACATGGACCGGGGCGTTTAAGTGGGCATGGACGGATAACCCTGCGTGGATATTTTACGATCTGGTTGTTTCTGACCGGTTCGGCCTCGGTCACCGTTTGACTGCTGCTAACATCGATAAATGGACGCTTTATCAGGTCGCCCAGTATTGCGATCAGATGGTTCCGGACGGTAAGGGTGGCGATGGAACAGAACCACGCTATACCTGCAACGTGTACATCCAGGACCGAAACGACGCTTATACAGTCCTGCGTGATTTTGCGGCCATATTCCGTGGCATGACGTACTGGGGTGGCGATCAGATCGTTGCTCTGGCCGATATGCCCCGTGATGTGGATTACAGCTACACGCGCGCTAACGTTGTTGGCGGTCGCTTCACCTATTCGAGCAGCACCACGAAAAGCCGCTACACCACAGCGCTGGTTTCATGGTCAGACCCGGGAAACGCTTATGCCGACGCGATGGAGCCGGTATTTGAGCAGGCGCTGGTGGCGCGATACGGCTTCAATCAGCTGGAAATGACAGCCATCGGCTGCACCAGGCAGTCAGAAGCGAACCGAAAGGGGCGCTGGGGTATTCTCACCAACAACAAGGATCGCGTTGTTTCGTTTGATGT